AAAAACCGTACAGTGGATGCCAATTGACCTCTTTAGTACAGCCTATCGATCCCCTTAAAGGTCTTGAGGGTAGCGAAATAGTGCCCGATAAGGTGCACGGTGTATATCCCACTCAAGATGCTGCTGATAAAGTAGCAGGAGCGCTCTTCTTAGAATACGAGAAACAACAGAAAGCTTTGGAAGAAAAGAAGCACATGACTGTTGAGAAGATCAAAAAGGCTATGGATGAGCTTGAGAAGCAGCGTAAAACACACGTTGACATGATCAAAGAGAATCCCAAAGACTCTCAGAAGCACCGCGGTAAAGTAGCTGAGCTTGCTCATAAGATCGACGAGTTAGTAAGCACCCTTGAGAGAATCGAGAAGTCTAAAAAGAACCTTGACGAAAAAGAGAAAGAGCACAAAAAAGAGGACAAGAAAGACCTTAAGGAAGCTCTTAAAAAAAAGCTAAAAGAGGCTCTTACTAAGAAAGACAAACTCTCTAGCGAAGAGTACCAAAAAGAGAAAAAGAAAGCGGATTTTAAAGCTTCCGATTGGGAGTGGAATAAGAAAGAAGACTTATATAACAGAAAAAAATAATGGATCAGTTCGCAACATTCATAGGTACTCTGATGCAGAGCCGCAACCAGGTTCACATATATCATCTACAAACAGATTCTTATGCTCAACACGTAGCGCTTCAAGGCTACTACGAAGGTATCGTAGATCTCATCGATGGATTAGTAGAATCTTATCAGGGTCGTAACGGTATCCTTAGAGGATATAAAATGGCAGGAAACATTAAGGAAGACAACAATCCTACGATGTACTTCGAAGGTCTTTGCAAGTTCGTTGAAACCATTAGAACTCAAGTTCCACAGGATTCCTACCTTCAGAACCAAATTGACGAAGTAGTTGATCTGATAGAGTCCACTAAATACAAACTGAAATTCTTAAAATAATGCGACCTCTCGATAAACTAGCTGTGGCTGATTTAGAAGAGAATCTTAATGAGATTGTAATACCATCTATAATAATAAAAGGTATAATAGGTCTGTTAACAGTATTGGGTGCAGCGGGTAGAACTGCTCTTGGTAGAATGATTATAGAAAGAATAATAGAAGGCGCTGTTGCAACTTATCACGATATCAAAAATATAGTCGCTCCCGCTCCTTATATAAAATTCTTAAAAAGCTTAGAAAAAAATGATAACTTTAATAAGGAATTCATCCAATTCATGCTTAAAGGGAAAGACGAATCAGAAAAACTTTCAATTCCTATTATTTGGAAAAATGAGATCACAAGCCTTCCTTCATTTATAGAAGCATTTAATAAATTTACAACCGAACAAAACATTGGGGAGGAAGATAAAGATCGTATGCTCAGTGTTATTAAAAATTCTATGTGGAATTCTTATGAAAACAAATCGAAAGAAATTCACCAGTATCTCAAAAAAAGATACCCAGAAATGAGCGGAGATATAGAAGAAGAACTTCACGAAGGCGAATACTGTCCACAGTGCCTTATAGAGTACATAAAATCTCACAAGAACATACTCACTGAAGCCGAGTATAAAGGCCGTAAAGTGCCTCTCGGTAAACCGATGAAGGGAGATGTTAAGAAGTTCAAAGTATACGTCAAGAATAAGAAGGGTAACGTGATCAAGGTCGAATTCGGCCAACCCGGAGTAAAGATCAAAAAGAACAACCCAGCCAGAAGAAAGTCGTTCAGAGCTCGTCATCGTTGCCACACAGCGAAAGACAGAACTACGGCTAGATACTGGTCTTGCAGAAAATGGTGATATGATAAAGCTAGCGAATCTATTAAAAGAAACAGAGGGAGAACCAAAGCCGTATATGTATTCCCCGGTCGGATTCAGTTGCGCTGTGTGCGAGTACTACTATAAGAAAGGTGGAAAACACTACTGTAATAGCAAATCTTACCAAGAGTACATTGGAACAAACGAACTCATAGATCCAAAAACCAAAGAACAAATAAAGGATCCTGCTAAATGGTGCTCTAACTGGTTCGAACCAAAATAATCTTACACGACGTGATACTGCTAAAAGAAATACTGAATTCACTGCTCTTAAAAGAGGCCTGCTGGGACGGATACGAACAGATCGGAATGAAAGAAAAAGGCGGTAAAATGGTACCTAACTGCGTTAGGGTTAACGAAGCTGAAAAAACTAAGGGAGGAAAGAAGGTGAAAGCTGCGTATCTCACAAAGAACAAAGATGCAATGAAGCGTGAGATAGACAGAGTATCCAAACTAAAATCTGACGACCCATCAGCGTATAGAAAGTGGGACGCAGACTATTCTGATAAAGATAAGAAAAAGCCTTACAAGACCAAAAAATCAGCGGCAACCACTGCATACGAAAAGCGCTTCGGCAAAAAAGAATCATGAAACTCACACAGCTACTCAAAGAGATATTTATAAAAGAGTACGACGATAACGTTGAAAAGGCCTTAGCGAATAAAGCCAAAGCAACTAAAATATCAAAATCGATACTTAAAAGCGTTTACGAAAAGGGACTTTCTGCTTGGAAAGGCGGTCACCGTCCCGGTGTAAGCCAACACCAGTGGGCAATGGGAAGAGTTAACTCATTCGTAACAGGTAAAGGCGGAGCCAGAAAAGTAGACAAAAAGTTATGGAAACGAGCACAGAAGTCAAAAAAGAATAAGAAATGAAAAACAACAAAGATTTCGTACGCGTACTGATCAAAGAGATGAACCAATCCTACGATAAATCGGGATTGGAAAAACCACATTTAGCAGATCTCAATAAAGACAAGAAGATCAGCTCCTACGAAAAGAAACGCGGCGCAGCAGTAGAAAAGAACGTAGACGAAGCCCACGACCACGAGGTTTCAATGGCAAACAATTCCCTTGATTCCATACTTTGGGCTGCAAACGAATTGAAGAGACACCTTGGAGACCAAGAGCGCGATATTCCCGCGTGGATCCAGGATCACATAACCAACGCTGAGAACTACATAATTCAGGCAGCAAAGAACTTCCACGATTACGGGGACGGCGAAGAGGACGAGTACGAAGACGACGAATTTGCGTACGACTCTGAAGAAGATTACGAAAACGATTACGAAGGAGATATGGATTACGAACAAGATTACGAAGAAGATTTGATGGAAGCTAAGAGTCACAAGATCAAAAAGATGAAGAGGGAAGGCGCTAAAGATTCCAAGAAAAAGATCAAAGAGAGAAAAAAGAAGTAACATGCCTGTGAGCGACATCGATATACTTAAGAAGCTCTTAATAGAAGAAGAAACGGAAACCCTCCGTTTCAGCTTCGAAGAGGATCCAATGGGGTTCATACTTAACAAGTACCCTGGACTCAACAACGTTCTTGAGTACATGATGACCAAAGACTTCAGACAGTACCTTGGCGCCATATTCATCGTAGCTCCGAAACCTACTACTTTCAAAATAGTTCTTCATAACGGTCAACATTTCTTTCTACAGTTCATGGGAAAAGCTTACCAGGCCACAGTGCTCGGTAAGAATTATTATCTCATGACCATAGGAGAAAAAGAACGTTGCATGATAGCCATCGCAAGACTATTAAGATATGGAGTTCCGCTCAAAACAAAAGGACCTGAAGAAGGCGAAGCAGGCGGAGAACTTGGAGGCGAATTGGGCGGTGAAACAGGGGGAGAAGAAACTGGGGGAGAGGAAACCGGTGGAGAAGAGGGAGGAGAAGCTTTAGAAGAATCTAAGATATTATCGCATATACTCAAGGAGTCTCTATTTGAAGCCGAAGATGAAGATCAATCACAGTACATTCTTAATGTATTCAAGAGCTATAATCCTTCAGGAGCAAAAAAAATAGGTTCAAAAAAATACGAAGTAGTAATTCCTAGCGTAAAAAGTACGGGCGCGGAATCAAGAAAACAGAGATACGAAATCTCAAAAAAATTAGCCGCAAAGAGCAATGTAAAAGCGGGTAAAGATCCTAACGGAAGTCCTTTCGTATCTATAACTAAAGGTAATCAAACATATAAAGTTTACATAAAGGGATTTACTGAAGGCGGCACAAACACGGATATAAAAGAAGGCCTCACCATAATGTTTTACTACTCAGACGTAAAAGATCCAGTGACTGAAGGCAATTTTAAAGAGGTAGTAGATAAATTAAAAGCACTTACTCAAGCTGAAGGTTTGGGAGAAAGAGATAGGGCGTCTATACAAAGCTACTTAGAATCCGCAAAATATAGTAAAAATGTTGCTGATTCTCTAAATCAATCTCTATCTCAAGCTTTAGCTATAAGAGAAGCCTATCCTGGTTTAAAAGTCACAAGGACAGGTATATTTGATGCGTATAAAGTATTGGCAAAAAAGGTACTTGGATTAGATAAAGATAAGTGGTGTCCGGCTGATCTATTTGTTTTAGTAGATCAAAAGATGGCTGAAAGCCTTTTACAAGAACTCACAACTCTTGCAAGTTCAGAGAACGTGGATCAATTAGAATTCACAGCTAAAATAAACGGAGTTTTCAACAACAAATTTGGAGATACAATTAAGCCAATAACCGGTGTATCTTTAAAGTTTGAACAAGCTCAATTAGGCAAAGCCAAGAGCTACTTAGATAGGCAATACTCTGATGTAGAAGACACCTTCAATGTAACAGCTGAAGAACAAAAATACCCAGAAAAAACAATATTGCAGAAAATAAGTGAATTTAGACGCAATATACAAAAAATATTGAAAAGTAGAACAGAAAAAGTTCAAATAGAGTATGTACTAGAAGATGAAAAAGTAGAGAAGGATAAAATAAGAGGCAAGTTTGCAGGCCTTAAGGCAATAAATTACTGGTTCAATCAAGTATATAGTAAATACGGAGCGAATAAAATAGATAACGCTCTTGTTGATATCACAAAATTTGCCATGTCTTTAACGACTTTGAATCCTACCTTTTTTAAAGTAAGAGCAAATAAAGACGGTTCCGCGGGAGAAGTAATAGAATTTAGTCAAGGCGTTACTATGTCCTTGATAAAAAATAAACCGATAAAGATAATAGACTCTCCGAATTACAAGGGTGTAAAAATCATGTTACCCATAAAAAGAACAGAGAACGGTGCTCAAGAATCAACCATGATCCAGATATCTGCAAAGAGCAATGGAAATACGCAAGGCACAATAGAATTGGAGAAAGGTTCTCTATCCTAATCACTAAAAGGGTAAACTTCTTATTCAATAGAATTTGTGTTACTTTAATATAAAAAAGTTATGAGCAGAAGAACATCAAGCCATAGAACAATCAGAACACCGGAAGGAATCGTATTCCATCTATTCGAACACAAACCTGGTCGGTGGACACCGCACTCTAGCAACGGACCGGCGGTACTGTACCCCAAAGGTATCAACAAACCAGATGAGTACTACATCTACGGGATCAAGCAAAACTTCGACAAATGGTTCGAATTGACTCGCATACCGAAAAGATCACAGAACGAATCGGGGGATTTTACAGAGTGATCCATATTTATAGGTAAAGCTTATAAATAGATCGCTCAAACGATGTCGGAACAACAGCTTGACATAAAGCAAAGGATTAAGCAAGAATTCGTTCGGTGTGCAACGGATCCGGTATACTTCATGAAGAAGTATTACATGATCCAGCACCCTGTGAAAGGTCGCATGCTCTTCGATCTGTATCCTTTCCAAGAGAAAGTCATGAAGCTTTTCCAAAAGCACGATTACTCCATCATAAACAAATCTCGTCAGTTGGGCATATCGACCCTCGTGTCTGCGTATTCCCTCTGGCTCATGCTGTTCAACCGAGACAAGAACGTTCTGGTCATAGCGACTAAGCAGGAGACAGCCAAGAACATGGTAACAAAGGTGAGATTTGCTTATCAGCACCTTCCTACTTGGTTGAAGATAGGAGCATCTGAAGACAATCGACTCAGTCTGAAATTGGCGAACGGATCCCAAATAAAAGCGGTATCTGCAGCGGGTGACTCAGGTCGTTCAGAGGCCGTGTCGCTTTTAGTAATAGACGAAGCTGCGTTCATCGACAACATCGAAACCATATTCACAGCCGCTCAGCAAACTCTTGCTACAGGTGGTGGTTGCATAGCTCTATCAACGCCTAACGGTGTCGGTAACTGGTTTCACAAGACTTACGTGGATTCTCAAGAGCAGAAGAACAAGTTCTTACCGATATCTCTGCCTTGGACGGTACACCCTGAAAGACACCAAGCTTGGAGGGACGAACAGGATCTCATCCTCGGAAAGAGAAACGCAGCGCAAGAGTGTGACTGTAACTTCTCCACTTCAGGTAACACTGTAATAGATCCCGAAATCTTGACTTGGTACGAACAGACAATGATCTGCGAACCAGCAGAGAGAAGAGGAATGGACAAAGCCTTGTGGATTTGGGAATATCCCGATCCGACCAAACACTACGTAGTAACAGCCGACGTTGCTAGAGGGGACGGAAACGACTTCTCTGCTTTTCATGTAATCGAAATAGAGAGCATAACGCAAGTCGCGGAGTTCAAAGCTCAAGTCGATACTAGAGAATACGCAGGCATATTGATGGCTGTGGCATCGGAATACAACCAAGCCCTACTTGTGGTAGAACACAACAACATCGGATGGGACGTAGTACAGACTCTAGTGGAGAGAGGATACAGCAACGTACACTACAGCTACAAGAACGAATCGTCCATAGATTTTGCTAAGTACGTAGATCGCATGAATACGGGGGTTGGACTCGTGCCTGGTTTTTCCATGAACGAGAAGACAAAACCTTTGGCTGTTGAAAAAATGAGAAACTTCTTAGAGAATAAGTTGGCGAATGTCAAATCTTTAAGACTGCTTGAGGAGCTGAGGGTCTTCATCTGGAAGAACGGAAAGTCTCAAGCTATGCAATCCTACAATGACGATTTAGTGATGTCCTTCGCTATCGCAATGTACATGAGAGAGACATCTTTGAAATTCAAATCAACCGCTGATAATTTAACTTATGCAGCATTAAATTCATTCACAAAGACCCAAAACATTTCACCAGCGTACAACGCAAATAGTTACGCTAATCAAAATCCTTGGGCTATGAATGTACCGAATAACGCAGGAAACGAACAACAAGATTTAACTTGGCTTTTAGGCTAACAATATGGCAGAACAACAGAAGAAACAAGAAAACTTATTTTCAACGCTGAGAAGACTATTCTCTACGGACGTCATCATTCGAAACGAAGGTGGAGACCAACTTAGGGTAATAGATCCGGAAGGAATGCAGAGGAACGGTGTCATACAGACTAATGCTCTTGTTGACCGTTTCAACAAAGTCTACACCACTTCCACAGCGTACGGTGTAAACTTAAACCTCGCGCAGAACTACCAATCTGCACGCGTACAGATCTACGCTGATTACGATGCAATGGACACCGATGCAATATGCTGTTCAGCTCTTGACATAGTAGCTGACGAGTGTACTCTTAAAAACGAACAGGGAGAAGTGCTTCAGATCAGATCTTCCGACGAGAACATACAGAAGATATTGTACAATCTTTTCTATTCCGTTCTCAATATCGAATTCAACCTTTGGTCTTGGGTTCGCAACATGTGTAAGTACGGTGATTTCTATCTAAAAATAGAGATCGCAGAAAAATACGGAGTTTACAATGTGATACCTTTCTCAGCGTACAACATCATTCGCGAGGAGGGATACAACAGAGAAAATCCTCAAGAGGTTAGATTCAAATATGATCCCAATGCTACGTTAGTATCTTCAACGGGATACAGCTCTATGCAGAACAAGGACACAGGAGTCTACTTCGATAACTTTGAGATGGCGCACTTCCGTCTTACCGGTGATGTAAACTATTTACCTTACGGTCGTTCCTATTTGGAACCCGCTCGTAAGCTGTTCAAGCAGTACGTTCTTATAGAAGACGCGATGTTGATTCACAGAATCGTTCGTGCACCGGAGCGTCGTATATTCTACGTGAACGTGGGCGCGATACCTCCCGGCGAGGTTGACAACTACATGCAGCGCATGATTCAAAAGATGAAGAAGACTCCTCTGATGGATCCCAACACTGGTAATTACAACTTGAAGTATAACCAACAGAACCTCCTCGAGGACTTCTTCATCCCTGTTCGTGGCAACGACACATCGACTAAGATCGACACCGCTAAAGGACTTGATTATAATGGTATCGAAGACGTAGCATATTTCAGAGAGAAGCTATTCGCAGCGTTGAAGATACCTAAGGCTTTCATGGGATACGAGAAAGACTTGACAGGTAAAGCAACACTTGCAGCTGAAGACATCAGATTCGCTCGCACAATCGAAAGACTGCAGCGTATCATAGTATCAGAGTTGACCAAAGTCGCTCTCGTACACTTATACGCTCACGGATACACAAACGAATCAGCTGCGAACTTCACTTTGTCGCTGACCAACCCTTCGATCATATACGATCAGGAGAGAATTGCTCTATTCAAAGAAAAGATCGATCTGGCTAAAAATGCCATGGAAGGAAACC